AATTAACACCAGAAGAAATAGAAGAAAAAAAACTGCAAAAAAAACAATATATATTATCAAAAATTCGAAATTACCAAGATGCTAAAACAAGAGCGCAACAAAAATTAATAACTGGATTACCGCAATGGGATAATGAATTTGATATTATAAATGATACTCCTATAAATAAACTTAAATAATAAGAATATAGAATAAATATATAAGTATATTTTATAATGAATGAATCAAATATAACACCTATAGAAGCCATTAACGAATTTTATAGATTAAAAGATAAATATGAAAATGGATTTTATGAAAAATATGTTAAGCCAATTCTTAATAATAAGAAATCTAAAAGAGAGAAAAAGGTTGAATTTTCTAAATTACCAAAACAAGAATGTATTAATTGTAAACGAAATGTTGGAACGTTATTTACGATTCGAAATGATATTGAAGATAATATTAAAAAATTTATGGCTAAATGCGGAGATACTGAAAATCCGTGCCCATTAGATATTCAAATTAATTATGGGATTAGAGAAGGTATGAATAAATTTATTAATTCTGGATTAGGTTATATTGATGAAATAAAATTAAACATAATTAAAGAGAAGAATAACGCAATATTTTTCGATAAAAATGTCATGGGTATTTTTGATAAACTGACAGAGGACCTTAAAAGCGAAAGTGATAATGCTGGAATTATGATTGAAACTAACATACTTAGAAATAATAATCCAGAGAAAAAAATGTTATTAAAAAAAAATATAAACGATTTTGGTAAAGGATATATACTTCCATTCAAAGAAATGATTAAGCAATATGACGAAACTAATAATGAATTAATAATAAACCAAGCTATTTATTTGTATATAAATGAAATGATACCTAAATTAAAGGAAATACAAGAAATTAAATATGATGTTAATATGGTTGAATTTGATGAAATGAATAATATTTATAAATTAATTCAATTACCAATTTCATTAGAAAATAACGAATACTTTTACAAAGGGGATGATAAAGTTATTAAATTTGTAAAGGGTATTAAAAAGGAAAAGAAAAAATCAAGAAAAGAAAAAATAGATTCAAAAAATAAAACTAGAAAAAGAGAACCAGTTGAACTTGTATTGGAGGAAGATGAAGAGGGACAGGAATTAGAAGAAGAAAAAGGACAAGAATTAGAAGAAGAAAAAGGACAAGAATTTGAAGAACCTAAAGACGAATTTGACAAAATGAACTTATTTAAAGAAGAAAAACTTATGGAAGCTCAATATGAAGATAAAGGTGATGTAATTCCTATTTTCGAAGAATCTGGAAAGCTTGAATGGGGTAATAGTGTATATAATCGTTTATGGCAAAACACACCTACAGAATTAAAAGAATTACTTTTACAAGATAAAGATTGGTTAGTTACTTTTGTGAATGATTGTTATAGACGAAGAAAGAATGGTCAACCCTGTAAATTAGGATTACCGAAAAATATAAAATTACCAACCGACAATGATATTGCCAACTACAACACCACTGGTAAATATGATTTTGAGTCGAAAATCATTAATGACTTATTTGATAATATAAATTATGAACCAAACAACGCATATCAAAAGAACTTATTATCATTAATATACACAGAAGATAAACTTAATGACCGGATGACCAAAAACAAAATGGATATAAATAATGCAACACTTAGATATGATGTTAAATACGGTATGTTTAATGAACAATTGGAACGTTTATTAGCCGCAAAAGCTAAATTTGGACGTGGGTATTTTTAAAAATATTGGTTAAATATATATGTTAAGTAAGTATGTATCATTGCCTGTATTTTTAATAAGTTTTGGAATTGGCTTATTATGTATTTATATTACTGGTCCTGAAATTAAAACGGTATATGTTTATCCAAGTCCTCAAAATTATTTAAAAACTCAATATAAAGATGGGGTTAATCAATGTTTTCAATATAAACCAGTTGAAACAAATTGCCCCATAAATCCATTCTCAATAAAAACGGTTCCAATTCAATAATTTATATTATTTTATACTAACATAATATAAATGTATTTAGATAAATTTGTTCATAGCCATACAGGTAAAATAATGATGTCAATATTATTAGGAATTGGTTTAGCAACATTTTTTAGAACGGTTTGTAAAGGGAAATATTGTAAAATTATAAGGTCGCCTCCAACTGAAGAATTAGAAGACCAAACATACAAATTTGACGGAAAATGTTATAAATTTGAAAAAGAGGCTATTAATTGTGAAAAAAATAAAAAGACGGTTAAAATTGCGTAAATATCAAAATACTTGAATATTTATATATAATATGTCTGAAATTAACACAACAAGTATAAATGATTTACCAACCGCGTCTGGACCTATTGGTGGGAATATTAGTTTAGATATTAACGAAACCAATAAAAATAAGGGTGCTATGACACTTGATCAGAATACTATAAGTCAAATAGTGAATGGACTTCAACAAGCTAGTTTATCTGGAGCAACACAATTACCGAGTAGAGATATACCATTACAAACAGATCAACTAACAAGTGATATTCAAGTTCAACCAAATTATGTTCCACCTGCAACTACAAAAGATTATATTAATGATACAAGTGATGATATAAACTATTATTATGCTGCGGAAAAAAATCAAAATTCATTAGATAATCTTTATGATGAAATACAAGGTCCATTGTTATTAGCCGTTTTATATTTTTTATTTCAATTGCCTTTTTTTAAAAAAAATATATTTAAATATTTTCCATTTTTTTGTCACACAGATGGTAATTATAATTTTAATGGGTTAGTATTCACGTGTGCGTTATTTGGGTTTATTTGTTACTCATTGTCAAAAACAGTAAAAAACTTTAGTAAATTTTAACTTGAATAAAACAGTAAAAAACTTTAGTAAATTTTAACTTGAATAAAACAGTAAAAAACTTTAGTAAATTTTAACTTGAATAAAACAGTAAAAAACTTTAGTAAATTTTAATTATAAAAAGCGTATAAATTATATATTTTTATTATATATTCATAATAATGAATGGTTCTTTTTTATCAAACAAAAACAACTAAATCTTATAATATTTATGACAGAACTTGTATTTACTGTCATACAGAAAATTGTTCTCCATCATTAAATTACATTAGTTGTAATTCATTTCATTGCCCTAAATGTTCCAAACAATTTATATCAACCAAAATAGTAAAAAAAATAATGAAAATTGTTAGTGAAAGTGAAAGTGAAAGTGAAAGTAATAAATATAATATAAGTAAATAATATGCTAAATACTTATATTAATGAAATTTCTCAAAATCAAGCAGATATAATAAAGTCATTTGCTATTTTTTATTTGTTGTTAGTTGGTAATTTTATAGGAACCAGTATTTTTACTTGTAATCAAATAAACAATCTAAAACAACATAAATGGTTACAACTTTTAATTGCATTTTTTTTATTTTATTTCTTAGTTACGTTACTCTCAGGAACAGGTACATTAGAATATACTCCGCCAATAGAGAAATTTGTGTATTCCATATTTTATTTCATAGGATTTTTAATTGTAATGCGTTTAGATATGAAAATCTCAGTATTGGTATTATTTCTCATTTTTTCAATATATTTTTTAGAATTAAACAAAGATTTTTATTTAGAAGGAGGAAGTCAAATAATTAATGCAAGTGATCAAGACATATATAATAAAAACCAATATTGGATAACACTAGATTGGCCCTATAAAATACGATTATTTAAAATCGATAAAAATGATTTTACAACAATTAATCAAATTGAAACAATTATTTATTATTTTATTATATTTTTGTTAGTTGTTGGGTTTATTTCTTATGGAGGAGAAATTCGTGATACTCTAAAAAAATCAAATTATTTATCTTGGATTGATGTAATAACTGATACAGATATTTGTAGATTACAAGATCGTAAAAGTTTTTTTCATTATTTTAAAGTTGGAATGGGGTTACACATATATAAATAAACAGTATTGAAAATATATTAAAAACAATATGTTAATTATATCTACGTTTAATTAATGATTAATAATTTTCAATTTGACACAGTTACAAATAGTATTTTAAATATGATTATTTTTGATAAAATAAAAATAGGGAATCCAATTATAGATATGATTGTAACAAGTATATTTTTATCACTTATTACAATATTACTTAAAAAATTAAACAATTATTATTTAAAGTTAAATTTAGATATGATAAATGTGGCAGATATTTTTTATAAAAAAAATATAATAATATATCAAGGAACCATATGCACGGGAAATAGCGTATATGACGGAAGTATGTCTCGTACAAATTCATTTAGTGATAGTTTTAAAGCCTTGTTGTATTTTATTATTCAAAGTATTGAAAATAATAAAAGTATAAACGAGATAACTGAATATACAATAGAACAAAAAAGCATATTTAATGACTCAAGTATGAATGATAAGAGTAATAATACGTCTTGTTATATGGTAACACAACATAAACAATTTATACTTTGCGAGAAGTTAGATTTATATATAAAAGTTAATATTGAAACATCATCAAATGGTTCTGAAGATAAAATGACTCCAAAACGCCAATATGATACAATTACAATTACTCTTTTTTCATATAAAAGTGATTTAAATACAATAAAAAATTATGTAGATAATTTAACTAACAAATATATAACTTTTATTGAAAATAGTAGAAAAAATAAATTATTTATTTATACATTAATAAAGGCACAATATTCAAAAAAAAGTTTTGAATTATGGAATGAAATACAATTTTTAAGCACACGAACATTTTCTAATATATTTTTTAAAGAAAAAAATGATATTATTAAAAAAATAGACTTTTTTTTACATAACAAACAATGGTTTTATGATAAGGGAATACCATATTCATTGGGGATTGGAACATATGGCCCACCTGGAACAGGTAAAACTTCAATTATAAAGTCAATCGCTAACTATACAAAGCGTAACATTATTGTTATATCGTTAAAATTGATTAAAACCAAAATACAATTAAATAATATATTTTTTGAAGAGTTTTATAATGAAAATAATAAAAATGTTATAGGATTCGATAAAAAAATAATAGTATTTGAAGATATAGATTGTATTGGAGATATAGTTTTAGATAGAAATCTTAAAAGTGATAAAAGTGATGATATAAATGAAAAAATTAATGAAAAAATTAATGAAAAAATTAGTGAAACAATAAGTGTTTTTAATGAAAACGACCTAATTACGTTAGATGATATATTAAATTTATGGGATGGTATACGTGAAACATCAGGTAGAATAATGATAATATCATCAAATTATTATCATAAATTAGATTCGGCTCTTGTAAGACCAGGTAGAATTGATATAACTTTAGAATTATCATATATTTCACATCAAATTATAAAAGAAATGTATAAACATTTTTTCGAAGAAGAAATAGATGATAACATATTACAAAATATTAAAGAAGATTTTTACACACCGGCCGAAATAACAAATATATATATGAATTCAAATAATAATAAGGATATTTTTTTAGAGAAAATATTACAAAATAAACATATATAAAATAATTAAAAGAAAATCCCTTTACGTTTCTTTGTTTTTTTCTTTCTAATATTTGTTCGTTTCGTTTTTTTCTTTTTTTTAGTATCTTCATCAATATCTTTGCCATCAGTTGGTCTATATTTTAAAAACCACGAGTCATATTCTGCGTCTTTTTTTTTATTTTTTAATTCATTATATTTATTAGCCTTTTCGGCTCTCATTTCTTCAACTGTTTCTTGATGACCTATACAATTAATACTAAATCGTTTAAGTAATCCTTTTTGAGCTAATCTGTTTTTTTCTTGAACATCAAATAAATATTTGGACATACATAAAATACGGTCTTTATCATAATATGGTCGATTAGCATACAAAAATGCCAGCCAAAAACTAAGCATAGTATCAATCGTTGCAATTTTAACACTGTATCCCCCTTCATTTACAATATTATAACTGTGACACGCCAGTGGTTCATATATAAATACTACAGTGTCTTTATCAACTTTGATTTCATAATGTGGCGCAATAATTTCTCCAATACCTGGCCTTTTAATAATCTTCACATTTTTTACATTTATATCTGATAATCTTTCTTTAATTATTTGAGCAGTAAGCATTGGCTCTTCAGATAATACATCAAAATCAGGTATTTTTTGTAATTTATGTTTCAAATTTTTAGGCATATATTGCGAATACATTGATAAAGCGTAACCTCCAAAAAACACAACACCTTGATCTATTAATGTGTGTTGGACATTTTCATAAATGTTATCAGAATTATCTGTATCTGCCATTTGACGTTGAAAATCAACGGTTGCACATTGATTTGCGGATAACGGATAGTTTTTATTTAATAATGTTAATCTTTTTAATACCTTTTCCCAACGACTTGTATCTCCAGCAGGTCGAGATAATTCCAAAAACATATTCATACGTAGCAAATTTGGAGGCGAATGTAGTATTCCAGTCACCTTTATAGCTTCTTTTTTTATTGCATTAAATAATTCCTTTGGAATTTGTGTTATGTCAGCTACGGGAATAAAATTTACATATACTTTATATGTCCCGTGATGTTGACCAGATTTTGCCTCCACTTCTTGAAACCCAGTTGAAACATAAATGTCAACTAATTCTTTTGCATCATTTAACGCATCAAAACTATAAAAATCATAATCTGGTATTTCAAGATCTTTATTATAAAATTGGTCTTGTTTTGGTAATACCGAATTTATGCTAATTCCTCCATAACAAATTAATTGTTTTTTTCTTAAAAAATTTTCAACAATTGAAATAATATTTTTAATCTCAGGTGAATTAGCTGTTTTTCTTCCTTGTCGTTCTTCGGCTTTATCGACTGCCGCTCTTAATATAGCTAATTCACAATCATTAAATGTCATTTTTTTATCACATACATATTTCATATATATTATATATATTTAAAAACTTTTTAAAAGGTATAAAAGTATATAATTTTGGCTATACATTTTTTAAATGTTTACACTCTTAAATATTTAAAATATGTGTTGGATCACTTTATAAATGATAGGTTCTTACAAGTACTTTAAAGTAATAAAATATTTTAAAAAAAAAATACTCTAACGATGAGCAAAAGGGTTATATTCAAAAAATTTTGGATCCGGACGTTCAAATAAATTATGATATTTTACTTGTAATTTTTGTATATTTTGTTTATTTTTTAAAACTTCAAATATTTGTCTATCTTCAGCATCATCACATACCATATTTTTAGAGCACTGTTCTAATGGTAATCCTCTAACATTTGGTAAAGAATATACTGCTTTTAAATCAATTAGGTTAAGTAATTCTCTTAAACTTTCAACGACTTGTATTTTTTTAATTTCGTGTATCCATTCGTAACTGGAACTATTACGGTTTCTTGTACCAGCGTTTCCTATAATTTCCAAAAAAGTTTCTGAATCAATATTTCTTTTTACAAATAATGGAATTTTAATAGGATATTGATTAACTCCAAAAAGTTTATAACCTATACATACAGGTATTTCATCAAGTATTGTATTAATTGAATTTTCTAAATTAGTAATTTTAGTATTCACATCACTAATTTCTGATGTAACAATTGGTTCAATGATTGGATCATCATCACCGCCGCCAACTTTATAATATTTTTTACGAGTTTTATTACGAGTATTTTTTCGTTTATAGCTTTTATGCATTATATATATATATATAAAATATATATTTAAAAACTTTTTATAATATATATTTTGGCTATACCTTTTTTAAAGGTATAAAGGTATATAATTTTGGCTATACCTTTTTAAAAGGTATAAAGGTATATAATTTTGGCTATACCTTTTTAAAAGGTATATATTTTGGCTATACCTTTTTAAAGGTATAATAATTAGATATTAAACTTATAAAAATCGGATTGCACAGTTCGCTCTGCAAAAGATAATTCCGGATTTTGTGGAGGAGGTAATGGAATAGTATCAGGAATATAACGTAAAAGCACAGGTTTTAATACAAAAGCATATCCGTTATTATCAAAAAACATATTATTTTCCTCAATATTACTATCTAACACTGAATATCTCATTGCTAAAAGTTGACATCCCATTTCCCTCATAACAATCGAACTTTGATTTTCAGGATCGGAACCTTTATCGGGCATTCCAATCGTCATATTTTGTTTATTATGATTAATAAGTTCCTCCTTAGATGGTGTAAATTCAATATCATAATAATGATATGATCTCATAAAAACAGACTTACTTGTAATGTTAATAAATTTATAAAACTCGGGACATTCTATAAATGCATTGTTACTTCTTTCAACTATAATAACCACTTTACCCATTAAACTTCTTAATTCAACATCGCCAAAGTTCTGACCATTATTTTCAGAATCATACTCTTTACCTAATAAAATAGAATTATAATTTTCTAAGAGTAAAGCAAAATTTTGATACATTGTTAGATTTGCGCTTTTGATACGAAGATGAATAATAATTGGATCTGAAGAATTAGGCGCGGTTGACGTCGAAAATGCATAGTCGCGAATAACATTCATTGCATTAACAAATTCAATATAATTAAAAGTTTCTTTAATATAAAAACTATCAACAGTTGAAGTTGCTATAACCGGTTGATCATCTATAGAAAAAATTTCGAAATCCAGACCTCTAACCCCTTGTTTTAATAAGTCTTTCAATACGCAAAGATCAACATAATCGTTCTTATAATTTCCTCCACTACAACAATTGTATGCGGACTTAATATAATAATCTTTTAATGTATAATTAAATTTTTCATTATTATCTATTGATCGGATTTTTCCATTTAGATCACCATAAATAGAATCCATAAAATTACAATTTTGACCTCTTAAACGTATAAAATGGAAAATATAAAAAATAATAATTAGAAGTAACACACCTGTAATAACCATAATTAAAATATTCATTTTTAATGTCTTGTCCATATTATAATATATATACTTTTTTATAATAAATTATAGCGAAATAAAATATAATAATGAATAAGTAATTAAATATATATTATTATATTATAAAAATGCCCGGTGGACTTATGAACCTCGTTTCAGCAGGACAACAAAATATTATACTTAACGGAAATCCAACAAAATCGTTTTTTAAATCGACTTTTCATCAATACACCAATTTTGGTCTTCAGAAATTCAGAGTGGATTTTGAAGGTTCAAAAACATTAAGATTAAGCGAAGAATCCAGCTTAACATTTAAAATACCTAGATATGCTGATCTTTTAATGGATTGCTACATATCAGTTGCTTTGCCAAATATTTGGAGCCCTATTCTTCCACCACAGCAAATTACCGAACAAACCACCTCACAGGGACTAGGAAATATTGAACAATGGGCTCCGTATGAATTTAAATGGATAGAAAATATTGGCGCTAAAATGATATCCAAAATTAGTATAACTTGCGGAAATTTTACATTACAAGAATATTCTGGTGATTATTTATTGGCTTCGGTTCAACGTGATTTTAATTATGATAAAAAAGAATTATTTAATAAAATGATTGGTCAGGTTCCCGAACTAACAGATCCAGCTAATTCTAATTCTCGGGTTAATTCATATCCAAATTCTTATTATACCGGAGATTTAGCTGGCCCAGAACCTTCCATAAGAGACCGCATTTTATACATACCATTAAACAGTTGGTTTGGTTTAAAATCACAAATGGCGTTTCCGTTAACCTCCCTTCAATACAATGAATTGCATATAAATATTACATTCAGACCAATTAATCAATTATTTACTATTCGTGATGTATTTGATGCTACTAATAACTATCCATATGTATCTCCTAATTTTAATTTATGGTATATGCAATTTTATCGTTTCTTACACCCTCCCCCCGATGTTGTTATTGATATTAACTCATATTCTGATCAGAGAACATTATGGAATTCCGACGTTCATTTAAATTGCACTTATTGTTTTTTATCGAATGATGAACAACGATTATTTGCTGTAAATGAACAAAAATATTTAATTAAACAGGTTTATGAAAGAATAATTCCCAATGTTACTGGACCAAATAAAGTGCAATTAGATTCATTGGGTATGGTCTCTAATTGGTTGTTCTATTTTCAACGCAGCGATGCTAATTTAAGAAATGAATGGTCGAATTACACCAATTGGCCATATAATTATTTACCATTGAATGTGATACAAGCTCCCACATCAGGAAGTTATACGATTTATAGAACTATAAATGGATTATTAACACCAGTAGATATTGGTCCCGGTGTAAATCCCGATGGAACACTAACGGGTCTTTTAATTAATCAAACGTACAATCCTCAAAATGATAAATTGATTTTAATTGCAATGGGAATCTTATTAGACGGTTCTTACAGAGAAAATATACAACCCGCTGGAGTTTTCGATTATATTGAGAAATATATACGAACTACTGGTAATGCTCCCTCTGGATTATATTGTTATAATTTTAGCCTTCATTCGAATAACGCAGATTTACAACCATCTGGTGCCATAAATATGAGCAGGTTTAATCAAATTGAATTAGAGTTTACTACAATTATTCCTCCATTAGATCCATTCGCTCAAAGTTTAACTATTTGTGACCCTGAAACGGGTTCAATCATAGGAATTAATAAAAGTAGCTGGATGATATACGATTATAATTTTGATTTACATTTATTCGAAGAAAGAATAAATATGGCACATTTTATTGGGGGTAATGTTGGTTTAACTTACGCAACTTGAAAAGGCTCGCATTTGACGCTGGTGGCGTCGTCTCATAAAATAGTCCTGTTGCTGATATGGTTGTAGGATATTTTGTTTCAAATGATGTATCAAAAGTTGTATCCATTGTTGTATTATACTTATCCGCAATACTTCTTTTTTTATTATATAATTCTAATCCTTTATTAAAAGAATCCGTCCACTTATCTAACCCTTCATATGGTCTCTTTATTTGAGCATCTTTTGAATCTGGATATATTTGCGCAAAATTAATATTATGATTATTATAACCTGTAGTTAATGGACTATGTTGTAATCCTTTTCCAGCACCATCATATGGGGCAACATCTTTTGTATCGCACGCTGTTTGTTTTGTAGGTCCGGGATTACAACCTTGACAATCTATATCAGATGTGCATTGTTCTTTGGTTAGTAAACATTTAGCATTTGGGCCACAAAAATTCTTACAACTAACAGGATCATTTATTGGTAAATTTACGGTGTGACTATATTGAGGTGAATTCAAATCATTATAATTGATCCGACTATCTTCTGGATAAGGTATTATTTGCTGTGAATATTTTTCAAATTCTGTTAGACCTTCTTTTAAACTGCTACAAACTGAAGAACCATATTTTATGATAAACCTAAATAGAAATAAACATAAAAAAATATATATTATTGTATATTTAAAATCGAGTGCCATATATAGAATTTAGATTTTATTTATATTATATTATTGAAGAAAATTAATAAGTATTATAATAATTTAATATATATTTATTATAACTAATGTCAACAACTGAAGATACTAGCGCTATTGATGAAAAAAAAAACGAAGAAACAACCACTTCAATTACTTCTGATGATTTTAAAAAATTTATTAAAAATTATTTATCAAGTATTGTTTTTACTATTGGTATATCTATTTTTGTTATTGGAACATTAGGATTATTTACAAGTAAGGTTGCTCAAGCGAATATTTTACCTGATAATATTGAATTAGCCCCTTATACCGTTTTTGATCGAATAGTTGGAAATGGAGAAATTGATATCAATATTATGAGACCATCTTTTTTTTCTGAAAATAAAGATACATTATCACAAAAAGCTGTATTTAATTCTCAAAAATATTTAGACAGTTTTAATAAGAGTTTTTTATGTTATTTAAAAGAAAATGCTAATGATCCTAAGGGAGGAATGTCAGCAAGTGCTTCATTATTTTTTTCTTCTGTTTATGATAATATTGTTGCTAAAAACTTTCTTGCAATAAATACTATTTTTTATTATTTAAGTTACCTTCCCGAGTCAGCCATTATGTTTATTTATGGTTTTTTTGGAATATTTATATGGATGGCATTATATTTTTTTAATGTTTGTATTAGCATTTTTTATCATATAATATGTATACCTGAATTATTTAGAAACGAATCTTCTGAAATGCCTAATTCTTTTAGACAAAATACTAATATCCCAGTATTATGGCAATCAAACGAAGATATTAGTTTCTTTAGTGTAAAATTATTATTATTTTGCTTTATTTGGTGGTGGATTGGATTAATATCTGTATTTATAACACCAATATTTTTTACACTTTATGGATTAATATCTCCATTATTTGCTACATATAAGCTAAAAACAATAAATAAAGAAATGAATATTGGTGATTTTATTAAAAATACATTTGCATATAAACAATTTTTCTTTATTATTCTCGCAACAATTAGTTTATTTTCAAATGGAATTACATATTTAGGAAATAATTCTATTGTTGGTATTGTTTTAGCTGTAGCTTTTGCATATTTTATGGGATTTTATACAAATGAAATGCCTACATCTGACGGATTCAGTAATAAAATAAGACAAAATATAAAACCATTAAGTGTAGCTAATCTTGATAAAAAAAAGATAATTAAAATATGTAAACCTATACCTATTGATGACAAAAATTTAGAATACAAAAATAGTAAGGATTATAGAAATCTGACAAGCACTAATGATGTTGGGGGGTCAACAGATGGTAACCCAAAATATGTAGAATCAATACCAGTGTCTTTTGCAGAATCAAGGCCTTTAGTAAATCCAACAGCACCACCCGACAAAATGATGAATAATCCAACAGCACCATCCGAAGAATTAATGAATAACCCAACAGCACCAGTAACACAAACATCACCAGTAACACAAACATCACCAGTAACAGAAGATATATCACGATTTAACCCTGACAATGATTTTCCGATGCCAAAAACAGGACAAAAGGGTGGAAATAGAAAAGGAAAAACAAAACAATATCAAATAAGATTTGTTTAATTATTGAAACAATAAACAATTTAAATATTAATTACTATTTATAAGTATGGGTAAAAATAAAAATAAGAATAAAGACAAAACAAAGGTATTTCCATTTGTTAGTTTGTGCACTCCAACATTTAACAGAAGACCTTTTATTCCATTTTTAATTAAATGTTTTGAACATCAAACATATCCCAAAGACAGAATTGAATGGATTATTATCGATGATGGAACTGATCCTATTGAAGATCTTATAAAGGATATACCCCAAATCAAATACTTTTATTATGATGAAAAAATGCTTCTTGGTAAAAAAAGAAACTTTATGCATACAAAATGCTCTGGTGATATTATTATTTATATGGATGATGACGACTACTATCCTCCGGAACGCATTTCACACGCGGTTGACACTTTGCAACAAAATCCACAATTTTTAATTGCTGGTTCATCAGAAATGCATATATATTTTGATTCTAGAAATGCGGTATATCAATGTGGTCCATATAAACAATATCACTCAACCGCGGCTACATTTGCATTTAAAAAAGAATTGTTATCTCAAACAAAGTATGATGATAATCTTGCTTTAGCAGAAGAAAATAAATTTACAAAAGGATATACAATACCTTTAATTCAATTAGACCCGTTGAAATCAATATTAGTATTTTCTCATAAACATAATTCTTTAAATAAAGAGAAGCTATTGGAAATTCCTGAACAAACAAAAATAAATTTGTCACCTTATAATGTTGATGATTTTATTAAAGATCCCATTTTAAAACAATTTTATATGTTTGATATGAATACTCTTTTGGAAAATTATACACATGGAAGACCCGAAAATAAACCAAAATTATTAGAACAGATTAAAAAAATGGAAGAAGAAAGAGCTAAACGATTAGAAGATCATAATAAAATGCTACAATCACAGCAAAAATTATTGTCTTTTAATACAGATAGGGAATATGAAAAAAAACTATCAGATAAAAATATATTAATTAGTGAACTCCTTAAAAAAATCAAACAACTAACAACAGAAGTAAATGAACTTCGTCATTCAACAAGTTCTACATCTACAATAACAAAATAATATATATATATTAAAATAATATATATATATTAAAATAATATAAAGAATAATTACATAATAATATAACATATCAATATGTATTACGACGACCTTGTAGATTCCAACTTTAATGATGAATCATCAACCGAATGGAGATTAAGAATAAAAGAGGCGGATTATGCTGTAAAGAAATTGGATAAATATTACGATAAGTATACTCTTCCATTTAATCAAAAATGGACTGATGGGAAATATTATAAGCGTATTAATATTGAAAATTATGGATCTGCTCACAGAGGAAGTCTAATTCGAAATGCAGTTACGGGATTAAGATATGATATTTTAGTTGGCAGTAAAGAAGAATCCACTCTTTTCAAGGTAACTGATGCAACTGGCTATAACGGAAGAAAAGACCCACTTATACTTTTTTATGATTCTCCTGAACAGTATGAAAAACACCATTTTACTAATGTTACTAGTGAAACAAAAGAAAGGTGGATTAAAAAGGCATTATATGTGGACACATCTTAAATATTATATTTATTTATTACAATAAAATTAGATTTTTTTTTAATTCTAATTTTATTAGAAAACTTAGGAGAATTAAAATATGTATGTATTTTATAACATTCTAATGTCGTACAAAGAAAATATTGATACGCTTTTAAATGAATTTTTTCCTGAACCGACATTTACAATTCGTCCAATGCCTCCGGGCGAATTTCGTTTCAGAATTGCTACTGGTGAAACAAATTGTTTAATCTTTCAATTTTTTGATGATTATATTAAAATTGATAAAATAGATAAATGTGGAATAAGAGGTAGTGAAACATTAGATAAAATCGAACAAATAGGCATTCAAATGGATAATATTGAGTACATTTGTTTAGAAGATGATTCCAATATTGAAATTTTACCTGATATTGAAATTGATTTAGGTGTGTTTAAAATATTAACCAAAGGTGAATCGTGGTATAATTCATTAGGTTATGTTTCGGATAATTATACAAACGAAACACAACATAATGAAACGATTATCGAAATGACATTATCAGAATTTCAAGAAAAAATAGAACAGTTAAACATTGATGAATTGCAAAAGAAACATACTATTGAATATTATGAAAACCAAATAAAAGAATACAAATCCCAATTACCAAACCAAATAAATGAATATATGAAAGGAACAATTCAAAAAAAGATAAGTGATACTGAATCTATCATCGATAATATTGATGATTATTTGAAAGGACAAATAGATAATTTTTTAAAATCATATGAAACAAATTTAAGTAATTTATTACCGCTATTTCCTGATATTTTTTCAGATGAATCGATTGATACAATAACAGTAAAACAATTTTACAATAAAATTATGGAAATATTTAAAAGAGATGAATCAGACGAGGAAAAAGGCGAATGGTTATCCAAATCTTTAGAGTTTGTTCGCAAGTCAAATATTTTAACATATAATCGCGATGAATTGCGAAAATATATACGAGGCGATCGTGCTAGAGGTACTATGAAACAAAAACAAAGAAAAAAAACAAAACCTGTTAAAAAAAGACAAAAGAAGACAAAACGTGCTGTTAAAAAAAGACAAAAGAAGACAAAACGTGCTGTTAAAAAAAGACAAAAGAAGACAAAACGCACTGTTAAAAAAAGACAAAAGAAGACAAAACGCACTGTTAAAAAAAGACAAAAGAAAACAAAACGCACTGTTAAAAAAAGACGTAATAGAACTAAAGTTATATAATATCTATTTCATCATCTACCATTTCGTCTTCCGTTTCATTCACATTTTCTTTCGTATATTTTTCTAAATATCTATAAATTCTATTTATATCTAACTTACTAATATTGTAATTTTCAAATAATGCCAATATTTCATTATCGTTATATTTATTTTTCAAATCTAAAAAGAAGGCAAACATATCGTGATTATCCATTGATAGTTCTTGACATAAATTTTGAATAAAAATAGAATTATTATATTCTGTTGAATATTTTGTTAGCACCTTTGTAAATCTAACTTCAGTAGGATTATATTTTGTTTTCTTATTTGAACCAAATGTGTCTTGATATATTTTATTGTTTTTGAATGTTTTTATAAGCGAACTCATCTCATTAAATTGCCATATTTGTTTTTGAAATGTAATTCTATCAATATAATCCGCAAAACACATATTATCCAATATTTCTAAATAAAATGGGATTGCATCATCCTTTTTTATTTTTCCCAAAACATCTATTATATTTTCGTGCCATAATAATCCTACTATTGTTCTATCTGTTTCATTCATTATCGTTAAATGATCTTCAATCGGATAGTTGTTATTAATTAGTTTTTGAGTTATTTTTCTTGTATCATCGTTATATGATTTGGTCAAAAATATATTTTTAATACTATTATCCGTTAATAATTTTTCATTATTTTTCGACAAATCATAAATAATTTTTATTTTTCGTAAATCACCCTGTATATAATTAATTATATTTGTTTTACATTCTTCAGGATTTAAAGTATTAAAAATAGGAACTATTTTTTCAATAATAGTATTAATTTGTTGTTTTGTGGGTGTTTTTAATTCTATAACATGACACACTTTCATCAATTCTTTTATTTTTTTATCGATATGATAATTGCCTATGCAAATAATTGGATTTAATGTTGTTTCCTCTAATCTTTGTTTTTTCGTTTTTTTGGGTCTTATTATTTTAATTAATGAATTTATTCCACCTTTATCACCATTATTCATACCATCTATTTCATCCATAATAATCACTATCCGTTTTACCTTTTTGTAATACATACTCAAGACATTTCTATCTGCCATATTATGTTTTGTTATTGTGTCAATAATTGTTTTATTTCGTATATCACCGGCATCATACTTAATTATATCATAGTCTAATTCTTTAAGAATATTTATTATAAATGTCGTTTTTCCTGAACCAGGACCACCGTGTATATATAATCCACGTTTAGTCAATAAGTTATTTTTGTTCTGTTCGAACTCTTGTAATATTGTCTTTACTCTATTAACTTCTTCACAACGATTTAATAAATTATTAATATTTAGGGTTTCCATCTTATATATCTATTTGCGTTCTTTTTATGTTTGTTTTTACTTAATCCTTCTTCTTCGAATAAATCAGTTAATAATTTTATACATTTAGTAGATTCATTATCTATTGCATACGACTCTAAAAACATCAAATAATTATTAAAAATACATTCCTTGTAATAATATTTTTTCATATTTAACCATCTATTATAATTTTCAACTAACAAAAGTTTAAATACAAAATCATTATCTTGTCTTACCATTGAACGAATATAATTTTCAATATGTTTTCTATTAACTAAATTTCTTACAAGATGATGACACGTCAAATAATTTTCTTTAGTTATAAATATGGTGGCTGTTTTGGGTATATATGAATAAACAATCTCTTCTAATTCATCAGGTAGTGTTTTTATATTCATAAAAAAATCCTTAACGTTATTTGAAAACCTTTTATTTTCCGTATAATTATAAAAATATGTCATTATATAAATATATATTTAATTAATTTTAATATATTTATATATATTTATTATTCTTCTTCCTCTGATGTAGTTGTGTCACACGGGTTTTTAACACCTGATGTAATGCCATCC